GGATATCAAGTTCGGTCAGATATCCGCCATCATGGAACTGATCGATGTGGAGAACATCGAGAACAATGCCGAACTGCTGAAGACCGTACATCGGGCATGGAAGCAGCTGAAGAAGATCCTGGGAAAGATCTTCCCGGACATGACCGAAGAGGACTGGGACTATATCAGTGTAAAGGAGCTTTTGCCGGTAGTTGTGGCGATCCTGAAGGACAGCTTCCGCGAAATGATGACGATCCCAAAATCAAAAAACGACTAGAGGGTTCGGACGATATACCGAACGAACCCTTGCACCAGACCATTTTTCAGATTGAATACAATCTCTGCAAGGAATTCCCGGCCATGACACCGATGCAAGTGGATGAAATGACTTTCCACGATGTGATCCGGTTATATGGCAAAGTCCGGGCAGTGCAGATCCGTGAAGAAGAAATTCACGATATATTGACAAACCCGAACCGGGTGATCCGCCGACCAGCGGGGGATGACTGGTTCTGATGAGGTGATAAGATGCCGAACAATGAATCTACCACAAAATTCAAAGCCGACATATCGCAGCTTCGGACCGCGATGCAGCAGGCGCAGCGGGAAGTCAAACTGGCAAATGCACAGTTCAAAGCCGCTGCATCATCCATGGATGACTGGAGCAAGTCGGCAGACGGTATCCAGGCAAAGCTGAAACAGCTGAATTCAGTACAGCAAGCGCAGCGAAAACAGCTGAATCTTCTGGAAAACGAACTTGACCTTGTTTCGAAGGAATACGGCGAAAATTCAAAAGAAGCCGATGAACTTCGGATCCGGATCGAGAACCAGAAGGCTGCACTGAATAACACCACCAAAGAGATCAACAAATACACAAAAGAACTGGATGAGTGCGGGAAAGAAACCGAAGATCTAGGCAAGGAATCGACAGAAACAGAAAAGGATGTCGATAAACTGTCTGATGGTTTCACTGTTGCAAAAGGTGTCCTGGCTGATCTGGTTTCCGCCGGTATCAAACTGGCAATCAGCGGTCTGAAGGATCTTGCCGGAGCCGCGAAGGAAGCCTACGAGGAATTCGATGCCGGAGCTGACGCAGTCATCAAGGCCACCGGAGCCACCGGCGAAGCGGCAAAAGAACTGGAAGAATCCTACAACAATGTTGCACATAACATCGTGGGCGATATGGGTGACATCGGTTCCGCACTCGGTGAAGTCAACACGCGCTTCGGTTTCACGGGCGAAGAACTGGAAGAAGCGACAGAAAACTTCCTGAAGTTCGCTGATATCACCGGAACAGATGCCACATCCGCTGTCCAGTTGGTGTCCAGAGCCATTGAAAACAGTGGCATGGAAGCGAAGGACTACACGAAGCTGCTGGATATCCTGGCAAAAGCCGGACAGTCCACAGGTGTCGGAGTGGATCGGCTGGCGGAGAGTGTCACGAAGAACGGAGCGACACTTCGACAGCTTGGATACACCACAGAAGAATCCATTGCTATGCTGGCGAAGTTTGAGAAGGAAGGTGTGAACACCGACACGGTCCTTGCCGGAATGAAAAAAGCAGTGGCGAACTGGGGCAAGGAAGGAAAGAACGCAAAACTTGAATATTCGAAGACACTGGCAGAAATTATGCGGACGGAAGATGTCGCAAAAGCCAGTGAAATCGCCATCGAAGCTTTCGGCTCCAAAGCCGGACCGGAGCTGGTGGAAGATATTCAGGCGGGGAAACTGGAATATCAAGATTTCCTTGATGTTCTCAAGGATTCCACCGGAACAGTGACAGATACCTACAAAGCCACACAGGACGGCTTCGACAAGATCACACTGGCGATCCAGGGCGGAAAGGCTGATCTGGGCAAGTTTGTCCGGGAATTGGCCACAGAGTACCAGGATGACATCGTCAAGGTGATCAATAAGGTCAAGGACGGCATCAAAAAGGTGATTCAGTGGATCGTCCGGAATGCCGATGTGATCATTGAAACGCTGAAATCCATCGGCAAGGTCATCGCCATTGTATTCGTAGTGAAGACGATTTCGAAGTGGGCCGGTGCCATTAACGGTGTCATAAGTGCCGTGAAAGGCTTTTCCGCTGCCATGAATGGTGTGGAAGCTGCATCGAATCTGGCTTCCTCCGCCACCGGGATCTTCGCGAACCTTGTTTCACCGGGTGGAGCGATTGTTCTGGGGATCACGGCAGTCGTGGCAGTCACGGCGGCCCTGATCAATGCGTTCAAGGAAGAAAAACGCGAGATCGATGTTCTGACAGACGCGCAGAAGGAATCCATTCAGGCAAGCCATGACATGAAGGCTGCCTATGATGAAATGGAAACATCCAGACAGACTTCCATGAAGGCCGTGGACAATGAATTCGGCCACTACCAGTCATTGATTCAGGAAATGGACAGTCTGGTCGGTGCAAACGGGAAGGTCAAAGAAGGCTACGAAGACAGAGTTCAGTTCATTATGAATCAGCTGAACGAAGCACTGGGCATGGAAATGCAGATGCAAGACGGCATTATCCAGAACTATGCCCTGGAGCGTCAGAAGATCAATGAACTGATGGAAACGAAGAAGGCAGAGCTGATCCTTCAGGCGAATGAAGAAGCGTATGCCCAGGCGATCCAGAAGAAGACCGAAGCCACACAGACCTATCTGAAAGCACAGGAAACCTTCAATGAAGTCATGAAGGCCGCCGAAGAACAGGCCACAGAAGTCGAAAAGGTCTATATGGAAATGGCCCGGATCGAATCCGAAGAAGGACTTGACGCGGCGAGAGAGTACCAGGAAGCACATCAGGAAGTCTTCGATACATACTCACAGCTTCAGCAAGAAGTGACGAATACCAGAAACGCCCTGAAGGACGCGACTGAAGCATACGAAGGCTACAATCAGACCATCGAAAACTATGAAGGTCTGTCCAGCGCAATCATCAGCGGAGATTCCGCGAAGATCCAGGATGCACTTCTGAAGACCGAAAACGGCTTCAAAACGGCCAGCAATACCACAGCCGATGTTCTGAAACGGCAGCGGGACCAGTATGACGAGAACTACAAGCGACTGAAAAAGGCGGTTGAAGATGGCGATAAGACAGTCACACAGCAGATGGTCGATGACGCGAAGAAGATGGCGGACAAGGCACAGGCCGAATATCTGAAGAGTGGTACACAGACCACAGCCGGATATGTGAAAGGTCTGAAAGATTCTTCCCACTATGCCGAAGAAGCTGCACGACAGATGGGATATGACAGTTATGCGGACTTCAATGCTTCACTTGGTATCCAGTCACCATCGACAAAGACGGAAAAATCCGGTGAATACTTCGCCGAAGGTTTTATCAATGGAATGGGAAACAAGGAATCCGCGATCTATAAGAAGGCCGTGGAACTTGCACAGAAGGCCATTCAGGGATTGAAAGACGGACAAAAGGAAGGATCCCCGTCAAAGATCACAACGCAGTCCGGTAAATACTTCACCGAAGGGTTCATAAACGGCATCGGATCCGAATCAAAGAATCTGATCAAGGTGGTGAAAAACCTTGTGCATGATGCGATCGGGGAGCTGACCGGCACGGATCTGATGCAAAGTGTGAAATATTCCGCTGAACAGATCATGGGAACCGGATCGCCACTTTCCTTCGGCAATACAGCCGGGATCCGTCAGGCAGTCGCACAGACGGGAACAATCGGAACCGGAAATGTGACGAATAACTACAATCTGGTTCAGAACAATACATCACCGAAATCACTTTCCGCACTGGAAACCTACCAGGCACGAAGAAGACAGATCGCAATGATGAAGGCGATGACATAAGGGGGACGGAATATGTTCAGTTTAATAGCCGAAAACGAACGAGGTGAACAGCTGGAGCTGACACAGAATCCGGCCTATGCCATCACCAGTATAGAAGGACTGGATCCGCCGGATGCAGTCCTGAACTTATACAAACAAGCCGGTGCGGACGGTATGGTATTCAATTCCGCCACACTGGATGCGCGGCAGCTGATCATCACCATGGCGGTGAATGGTCCGGCGGAAATCAATCGGCGGGCATTATACAGATATTTTCAGACGAAAAAATATATCCGTGTGTATTACAAAAACGATTCCATCGATGTATACGCGGACGGATATACACAGAACATGATGGTGGGCTATTTTGAGCAGAAACAGATCGTCCAGATCACCATTATCTGCACGGATCCTTATTTCCATCTGACCACACCGTCTAT